AGAGAAGAGTCGTAGTTGGTTGGTTGTTGTGAGACTCAGAAAAGATGTTCTAGTTGTTAAAGTCAATTAAGACGTGGCATATGGTAGTGAGACTAGAATAAACATCGAACAATGATTGCAAAGAAATTCTTACGCAGTTGGGTTGGGATTTGCAGTAAAACGATACTTGTTATGGTGGATAGACCGAAACCACCTAGATAAAAAATAGAGTGTAAGAAATCGGGTAATCCCCGAGACATTGAACTACTGTGCAATCAACTGCACGATTTTATGAAAGATATATTAAAACCAATAATTGATGACCACTTAAATAAGTTTATAAGGTCTAACCTAAAGAAAAACCTTGAAACTAATAGAGGACATTCTTTTACTTATGATGCTTTACCAAAAGAATTTAACACTTATGGTGCATGTTCTAGAGCTCTAGATAGTTCCATAGGTAAACTTTATGAACTTTTAATTGTTGAATTATCAAAAATATATAATGAAAAAACATTTACAAAATATAAAGATAAAACAGTTGACCTTGGCTTTGAAAGAAATGGTATAACAAATATTTTACAAATAAAATTAGGTGGAGATTTAGATAAAGGAAAATCTGAAAAGGAAAAAGAACTATTAGAAGAAACAAAAAATTTATTAGAAGAAGATAATAAAAAAGTTAAAACATACATAGGTATCATTAATAATAAAAATGGTTATTCCCAAGATTTGTTTCAAAATGAAATTTCTAATTGGAAACAACCAAACATTCAAAAGGTGTTTAAAGAAGATGAAATATTAGTGGAGAAAGATTTATTTTATTTTATAACTCAAGATAAAAAAGTTTTTCCTGAGTTTTATGAAATTACTACTGAGATAATTAAACCACACATGGAAATTTATTTAAAAGGAGTGAAGTCTAAGTATGGACTTTGATAAATAATAATATGGCATATAGTAATAAAGTAGTAGACAGATTTGAGTCTGTATTAAAAAATCCAGAGAAACATGCGGTGGGTAGGTTTGACCCTAAAGACCCTAATGTTGCAACGGGACTCGTAGGTGCGCCTGCGTGTGGTGACGTTATGAAACTAGACCTTAAGATGAACGGAGATGTTATAGAAGATGTCAAGTTCAAGACTTATGGTTGTGGTTCTGCAATCGCATCATCTACTATGTTTGTTGAAATGTTAAAAGGTAAGACTATAGAACAAGCAAAACAAATAAAAGATAAAGAGATTGCAGACGCATTAGAATTACCACCTATTAAATTACATTGTTCTGTTCTTGCAGAAGAAGGTATTAAAAAGGCAATTGAAAATTGGGAAGAAAAGGTCAAACATAGAAAACATAATCAATGGGAAGACCCAAACGGATATGGATATTGAATTAACAAATGAAGCGATTACAAAAGCTGTTGAACGATGTGGAGAGTTTACTCCCGAAGAAAGTAATATACGTCTTGGTGTCACTGACAGTGGTTGTGCTGGGTATGAGTATGTTATTGAACACACCAATACTATCACTCCAAACGATACTGTTCTAGACTACGGTAAATTTAAAATAGTTGTAGATAATTTTAGTTTACCTTTCCTTAAGGGTTCTACCTTAGACTATCAAAGAGAAGGACTTAATGAGTCCTTTAAAGTCATAAATCCAAACGAAGTGTCCTCATGTGGGTGCGGAGTTTCGGTTCAATTAAATATTTAACTTGACATTTTTTGTTCATGTGTGTATAATACACATAATGAAAAATTATAACCGAAGACCACAGAAACCAAAAGCTTTCGATAGAAAGAAAAGAAAACCTTACAGTGGGCCTAAAGATACGGGTCTATCTGTATATGTACGAGAAGGTAACGTAGATAGAGCATTGCGTACTTTTAAAAAGAAAGTAAAGAATGCGAATATCATGCAAGACTTGAAAGACAGAGAGTTCTTTCAGACTCGTAGAGAAAAACGTAGACTCTTAAAAGATAAAGCAATACGTAGACAGAAGAGAGAAAACGAAAACAATAAAGGTTTAGGATTTACTAAACGAGGAAGATTTCAGTAGAAACTCAAAGTCACTAGTCGACTAAAGAGTAATCAGACTAGGGTTAGTTACCGAACACTCAATGTAGAAATGAGAAAGTCTACAATTACCTCTCAAAAGGGGAGATAGAAATATCTTCCCTTTTTTATAAATTACTATTTGTATAAATAGTTTACACTTGTGACACACAATTGTCACATAAATGATACAATATGAAGACACTAGACAAATTGATGAAAAGTGGTAGATTAGATAAGATATGGTCTGGTATTGATACTGAGTTTAAACCATGGGAATGGAACACTGGTATATTCATGATACCTTCATTATGTCTTTGTAGTATTATACTACTATCATTAGTATTTTAAACATAGGGGGACACGAAGTCCCCCTTGTTTTTAAGACAAGAATAAAATCAACGCAATTGAAAATATAAAAATTCCAATATACGCATCGACTTTACCTAGTTTCTGATGTTTGACCTTATACATGTCTGACACCACGATACCATTTAGGATAAACAGTAGTAGATGTCTTTTTGTCTTCGGACTCTATAGCATCATGTCTTATTCCACGATAAATACCCGCAACACGAGATTTTTTCTCTTTTGCGATACTTTGTGGAGTTTGTTTGATACCTCTGTAATACATAGGTTCGCCCTCCAGTTTTCTAATCGATTTCGTACATAGTCTCACGACTACACCCTTCTCATAGCGTTCCTTCGGTAAAACTGTCGGTCTCTGTTCCCTTGCGGTACTTAGCTTTCCTTTCTGAATAGAAAGAGGTTTTCAGGTTTTCCTACTTCCGTCTTATATAAAATAAGATGAACGAAGTCTGAATACTGTTTTGCTATATTTAGATATACAGCCGTCCGCAAAGACGTATTCAGTATTCAGTATTATATATACAAATAAAGTTTTTAAGATTATTTGATAAAATCTTTTAAGTCTGAGTCCACATTGACCGCACGTCTTTTTCTTTTCTTCTTCTCTTCGGTCACGACTTCTTTCCAATAACGGTCTGTACTTTTAATGTTATCAATCTTATGTCTTAGAGTGTCTACTAGATGTAAACCAGCTTCATCTGATTGTTCTGTACTATTATTGTTATCAACTAAATCATCATACTCAATGTTTGCCATGTATTTTAGTTTGATATCTTGTTGTTTCTTTTCTTTATCTATTCTACGTAAGAATGCATACCAAGCGATTTGCGTAAAGTATGCGAATGCATTAGGTGTTCCTGTTCTAGTTGCAGTCTCAATATCATAGTTCTTGATTGCCTTTAAACAATTCTCTACTGCGTCCATAACCATTTCTTCACGATAAGTATATCGAATAAAATTAGATTTGTGTGATAATCCTTCTGCGATTTTCAGAAAACACTCTGCAATGTAATTATCGATTATCGGGATTTTCTTTGACTTTTGTTTTTGTGCTTTTTGTAATCTATTACAATAATCTACAACCGCAAGAGAAAACTCTTTGTTGTTTACGTAGTGTGGTTTGTCTTGTGGTTTTACTTTTTGTGTCATAATATATCCATATTTTAATTGTTCTGTATTATACTTGATAAAACATATTTAGTCAATAATTAAATTAGTACTTGACAAAACTTGTTTCATCGTATATAATCTTAGCTAATTCCGCCCCCCGCTGAATACCTAGTGTAATTTATCCTTATCTGGGTCATGAATAGGAAAGAATAATAACTTTCCTAATTTATCTGCGGCCTCTTCAACTTCTTCTTTCGTTTTTTCAACTAATCCGTCAACGTATTCTTGTATCTTACCTTCCCGTATAGCAGACTCTGCATCTTTCCAACTACGCATTCTATCTTCGTAATTTGCATTCATATCTAATAATGCTTCTTCCCACTGTAAAATTAAATGTTCTGGTGGACTTGCCATACTAACAACATGATAAGAATTCAATGACATAATACTTGCAATACTTTCTTGATACACCATAAACGGACGCATCGTATAAAACGGAAAACCAGTGGTTGATTTTGCATAAACCATTTTCACTGCCTTTCTGATTACTATTTCTTCTTGACGGGTTGCGTCATCACTATATGGGTCATTCCATTCAACGACTTCACAAATAACTTCGTCTCCTGATGCAAGTTTAAAGTGTCTTACGTCACCTATTTTTTTATCCATACTATTATTTATACTATTTTAAATTAACTGGTATTATCTTATACGGGAACTGTTCCTTTGCGTATATCTTTATTCTTTCTCCAGAATGACGCAAAGTAAAGTTCTTGTGTCCCTTTACATGTAAATCATCTGCAATATCATAGAGTGTAGTATTACTACCGTCATCTGATTGTCTAAGTCCACGTCCGATAGATTGTAATACCTTTATCTGACTTTTACTTGGACTTGCAAAGACAATGTTATGTAAGTTCTTAATATTTATTCCAGTACTAAATGTTCCTAATGATGCGACAATGATTGAATTCTTTTGTGACTCTACAATACCACGTATTTGTTCACGGTCTTTTGCATCTACTTCTCCAGATACATAAAATACTTTTCGGTCTTTCTCTGCACCTTTTCTGATAATATCAAATAATTCTTTACCATGTTTCTCTACATATTGAAACAATACTAATGTATTCCCTTTTAAATCTAATGTTAAATTCTTAATAAAGTTATTTCGTTTTTCGTGTCGGACAATATAATCTACTTCTTCTGCATAAGTCTTACCTTTTAATAAATGACATACATCATTATGATATCGAAGAAGTATAACATTAATATCAAGACCCGCAAGTGTACCACGTACTTGTAAGTCTTTAGTTGCGATTACTTTATGGGTTAGTCCAAACAATCCTTCTAATACTAATTTATTCGTTTCCGTACCGTCCAGTGTACCCGTAGTACCAAAACGATATTCTGCATTCTTACATTTATTCATCACACCCGTCAATGACTTAGCCTTAAACAAATGTACTTCGTCTCCGAAGACCGCACCGAATTGTTCAAACCAATCAAACTTAAGACGATAGATAGATTGCCATGTAGAGATAATAATTCTTTTATCTGTAATCTTATCCTTTCCAGAATAGATACGATGTACTTCATTATCAACATCAAACCCATATTCATAAAAGTCTTTATATAATTGTTCTACTAAACTTGTTGTGGGAACAATAATTAACATGTTCTTATCATGATTATCATAATACCAACGTAATAGATTATAGATGATAAACGACTTACCACTTCCAGTAGGGGACAGTAATAAACATCTTTTGTTTTCGATACCATGTGATATCGCATCGTACTGATAGTCTCGTATCTCAAATGGTGCATCTAAACTGTCAAGATACTTAACAAGAGATTTGTGTTGAATTTTGTTTCGGAGTTCTGGGTGTCCGTACTCATTATTATCTACAAGTTGTACGGGATACATTCTATCTAATGCAAACTTTTTAAGATGTGGATATAGACCCGTATTTAGTTCACGAGTCATTTGATTAAATAAACGAATTTTACCGTCCCAAACTTTGCGTTTGAATGCGGGCATATATCTATGGCCAGGGACAAAAAAGGAAAAGTATTCAGATAGTTCTTTGAGTTGATGACCTTCGCAGTCTACCAACATCATAGAATGGTCTTTTAGACCTACTTGAATAGTATTTGCGGGTCGCATTAAATACCAGTTTCAAACTGCCTCCACCTTATCATATTACCAATAGTTTGATGTCTCCATGTGATATTGTTAACAATCTCTGTTAATGTATCTATACATGTCGTAAGGTATTGAATTTTAAGTTCCGAGTCTTGTATCTCTTTGTCAGTATCATACCAGTTTTCTTTCTGACCTTTTGTTGTGATAACAAGACCGTCATAAGGGTCAGGTTTCCAACCACGAGACTCAATATCTTCTTGAGACATTTTACCTTCGTAGTATAACCACTTATCTTTTAATAAATTCTTTTGTTCAAACTCTGACCTTTTCAATCGGAGTTTCATTGCAGAAAGATAAGACAAATACTTATGATGCAACTCAGGTGTCTTACGAGATGCTTCGTCTAATTGATTTTTAGGTATTTGTGCGTCTTCTTTCCATTCAGCTAATATAGTATCCAAGTCAATCATAACCATATATTATACACTACTAAACAGATTATGTAAAGTGTTTTTTTAGTACAGCAAGTCTATCTTCAAAATGTGCAATCTTATCCAGTTCACTTTCAACAGTAACTATTAAGTCACCATGTTCTGCAAGACCAACTCTTTTCTCAGTTAGTACTCGCACATTCATTTTGTGTCTTTCAATACCCGCTTCACACTGTTTGATAAGTACATCAATTATTTGCGGTGCCATTATACTTCTCATGCAATCTCCCTTAATGGTTTACTCAATTCGTCCCAACTTAATTCGTAATCACTATCCCCGTCTGCAAAACCAAGAACACCAAGTTTCTCATATTCTGGTAAAAGGTCATCATGTAATAATCCAATCTTTTTTAAGTTAGGCATTATTCTACTAAACAATAAAGATTGAAATACGTTCTCTGCAATTTCTTTTTGAGAATACTCTTCGGTTTCTTTTATATCCAATCCATAAGTTTCCCAAACTGCATGTGGTCTTAATCTATTTCTACTTACTGTACATGCTTCTAATGCAAACTTTGCTCTATCCATTCTTTCTTCTTCGGATAGTGTTTGTACAAAGTCAGTAAGATAGTTTATACCAAAAGTTACATGTCGTGCTTCATCTCTAATAATAAGACTTAACATATCTTTAAATACTGGGTCATCAGTGGTATCTTTTGCAGTTTGAAAAGCTGCAAGTGCAAGTCCTTCTATCACTACTTGCATACCAATAAATTTCAAATCCCACCTTGAGTCAGTAAGTATCTTATCAAGTAATCCTTTTAACCCACGACTTATAGGCCAACTCTTTTGCAATCTTGTTTGTATGTATTTATTAAAACATTCTACATGACGTGCTTCATCAAAAGTCTGAGAAGCCGCATATAGTTTTGCATTGAAAGTAGGGGCACATGATGCAAGTTGACTTGCAACTAATAATGCACCTTGTTCTCCATGTAGGAACTGACTGGTAGACCAACTATTTAAATCTCTAAAAAATTCTTCCTTTCGCATTCTATCCCAAGTCTTATATACTGGGTGTCCGTTCCATTGACTGTCTTCCCATAAAAATCTTTCTTCTGAAATGTCTATTACTTCTGGAGTCCAATCAACATCAATTTCTACGTCCCAGTTAAGTTGTTTACCTAACTCATATAGTTTTTTAATACGATTATCTTGTACCGTGTAATCCCAATTGTAAGAACCAACCAAAGGTGTCTTAAATATTTCTACGACATCTACTGGGTCTAAGTTTACTGGATAGTCTCCGTCATACTCTATAGTATCTAAAGGTGTTGTTGTTTTTATTATCTTCATGTTTGTTTAATTACCTCAAAGGTTGAAAATCTAAAAGATGCGGTAAATGTAAGGTAAGTCACATTACCAGTTGTTGTTGTAAACTGAATACCACCTAAACTAATTGGTAGACAATCTCGGTATCTAATTTTTTGCGTTGCGTTGTTATGACTTGATAATATCATTAAAGTAATATCTGCAAAGGTAGGAAACTTAGTATCTCTTGCACTAGGCCCTACTTGTGCTTCGTTGACTAATCTTTGCAACCAGTTATACATTTCATTATATCCAGTCATTTCTTCGTCTAGGATAATATTAAATCCTATTTCACTATGAGTAATCTTATCACCAGGCAAAGGTACAGATGTTATTCTTCTAATTGGTAATTCAACTGGATTTGCACTGACACTCGGGTGGTCTACTGACTGACAAAAGTATTCTAGATTAGGATACTTTGCACGGTCTATTAAAATTTTAAATCCCGTAGGTTGCAAGTAATTCAGATTAGTCGTTAGTGTCTGGTCTTCAACTTGCGTAGTAATGTTTGTAGTATTAATAGGCATACTTCTATTTATATGTTTTTAGTAGTTGACATTAGTTGTTTCGATAGGTATAATACACAAGATAGGAAAATGCTATATATTATATATGATATTAAATAAACAAGACGCAATCTATTCCGCAACTAGACTTATAGAATACTTCGATGATTTCAATCGTATCGATGATTATTTTCGTGCAAGAAAGATAGAAAGAATTAGAAACTTACCTACACCTTTATTTGGATTTAGTGATGAAGATGAAATGTTTCAGTCATATGATATGCACCCACAAGACATGGAGTTTAAAGTTACAACTATTCCTATGGAGTTATTTGATAATCTTTTAGAAAAGACTGCATCATTCAGTCCAGACGAAAACCCAGGCAAAACACATAAAATGGTAGTTAAGGAAACTAACACAAATACAATTGTTGGATTTATTCGTTTCGGTTCTCCACTTATTAATTCCAAACCAAGAAACGATTATCTTGGAGATGTACCAGATTTAGATATATTTAACAAACATGCAATCATGGGATTTAATATTGTACCCGTACAACCTTTTGGATTTAATTATCTCGGTGGTAAATTACTTGCATCTATTTGTTGTTCACACGATAGTCGTAGAATGTTAAATCAAAAATACAAAACAGAATTCTGTTTATTTGAAACAACATCTTTATATGGTAATATAAAAGGTGCATCTATGTATGACGGTATGAAACCTTTTCTTAGATATAAAGGAGATACCATGTCTAAGTTTTTACTAACACTTGGAGATGAAATTTATCCCGAACTAAAAAATTGGTTTACTGAAAAGAATGGTGGAGAAGAACTAATACACAAAGGTGCATCAAGTCGTAAATTAAAAATGCAAACTAAAATGGTTGGTATTATAAAATCAAGTCTTAAACAACATGACCAAAAAGCATATGAGTTATTTTGTAAGAAAATGAATAGTGCGGGTGACGTGACTACACAGAAAAGATTTTACATGAGTGAGTATGGATATGCAAATGTAAAAGATGTTTTACTTGGTAAGACCGAAACTCTAGAGAAGGCCGTTAACTTTGATAGATTTGAACTAGAGAATGTAATCACATGGTGGAAAAAGTATGCAACCAAAAGATATGATAAAATGATTGCGGAAGGTAGAGTCCGAAAAAAACCAGAGATTTGGAATGAAGAAAACATGAATAAAATTGATATTATAAGATAATGGAGTAAGTATGAGTCTGGAACAATTTATAAATGACGATATAAATGTTGATTTATCAAAGGTAAACAAATCAACATATCAGATATTAGTTGCACCTAATATCACTTCCGCATCTAAACTAGATAAAGATAGTTTTGTTTTAGTTTTAGAAAATGTAATTAAGTCTCTTAATAAAATAAGAGATGATTTATTTTTCCATATACCCATAACTAAAATTACAAAAAGATTAGACTTTCCGAATACAAAACAACACGTAATTAATTTACCAAGTTTTCCGAATACCATGAGAGCACACTATGATGTATTTACATGGAATAATTTTTTAGATACTAGAAAAATAGAAATGGATATGATATGGACACACCTTCCAGAACAAGCATCTAATTTAAAAAATCATCAATGGCATTACTTTGGTACGGACATTCCAATAATAGGATACTCTCACTGGATTGAGTCAAAAGAATTCAACCCAACTTTAAAAACTTCTTTTTATCACAACAACATATCAGGAATGTTGCAAATGGAAAAATGTGGTTTAAATACACAAACACAAATTGATGCAATACTTGAAGAAGCAAAAGAACATTACACTGATAAAGTAATTGACCAACTAAAAAATATTATGATACCTTTATATCTTGGTATCGAAACAGATAGAATATCTAAAAATGTTGTTGAAGATACAGAAAAGATAATTGCATTTAATCATAGACCTAATGACTATCGTGGTTGGAAACCTTTTGTTAATCTAATAAAAAATTTAAGAAATCAAAGACAAGATTTTAAAGTCTTTTGTTCCATGATGACAACAAACGCACACAATATTTTAAAATCACACATTGGAGAAGACTACAGAGATTTCTTTGATTTTGATGGCCCTGAGAGTAGGGACGAATACATGAAAAAATTATCTAGATGTAGAGTAGGTTTTCATGCGGGTAGTCGTTGGGCGATGTCTAGTCAAGACGGTTTGTGTAATGGTGTTCCATACGTTTTTGAAATGGGTAAAGAAACGGGAGAACTATTTGGAAATAAAATGAAAACTGGTTTTACATCTTTTGATGATGCAGAAACTTTAATACATAAAATGTTAGATGACAATGAATGGAGAAACGAACAATCAAAGATTGCACTTGAACATTGTTCTAATGTTCATACTTGGGAAAACAGAATAAAACCATTTAATAATATGATAACAGAACAAATAGATAAATTGAAATCTGAAATCACAAGTTCTGGAACTAGAAGAGATGATATAGTTAACTTTATAAAGAATAGAAAAAGAACCACAACAGAAGAATTAAGACTTTGGTTGAATTGGGGAAAACAATTAGGATTTCGTAGGTATAGAAATTACTTAAGAAGTGTTGAAGGAATACACACTACGGTAATTGATAAAAAAGAATATTATATTTGGAATAAATAACTTGACAAAACATGTTAACGTCTGTATAATACATACAAAATAATAGTTGAGAGAAACACTATGAAAATCGCTATACTTAATGATACCCATTGTGGTAT